TATGGCACTCCCTCAATTCTTGCCAAGGCTATGAACGCAGACCTTTCTGTCGAGATGGCCGAGGCTACCCTTTACGCTGATGATGGTGCTGCCGAGATGGTAAAGGAATTTAAGAGTGGTACACTCTCCCTTGCTATCGATGACATCGGTGCCGCTATCGCATCCGACCTTACCGGATGTACCATCGATAAAAACGGAGTTGTAGTCTCTACCGCAGAGGATGGTGGCACTCCCGTGGCTATCGGCTTTAGAGCTAGAAAGGCAAACGGCAAGTACAAGTATTACTGGCTCTATCGTGTTAAGTTCAGTATCCCCGCTACCAGCCTTGCAACCAAGGGTGACAGCATTACCTTCTCTACTCCCACTATCGAGGGTACAATCTTCAGAAGAAACAAGCCCGATGCTGCTGGCAAGCATCCTTGGAAGGCAGAGGTTACCGAAGGTGACACTTCTGTTACTGCAACTACTATCACCAACTGGTATAAGACGGTTTACGAACCTACTTATACTACAACTTCAAGTGGATCAGGAGGTAGCAACTGATGACTACAGATAGAACCGCAACTATCACCATTGCTGGTGATGAATACACGCTCGTTCTCACTACAAAGGCAACTAAGGAAATCGCAGGACGCTACGGTGGTCTTGAGAACCTTGGCGATAAGCTGATGAAGTCCGAGAACTTTGAAATGGCTCTTGGTGAGATTGTGTGGCTTATTACCCTTCTCGCAAACCAGGCAATCCTCATCCATAACCTCAAGCACAAGGATGACCCCAAGGAACTCCTCACCGAGGATATGGTTGAGCTTCTTACAGTTCCGGCGGATCTCGCATCGTATAAAACCGCAATTACAGAAGCCCTCTACGCAGGCACCAAGCGTAACGTGGAGAGTGAAGCAGACCCAAAAAACGCAGTGGTCGGGTAAGTGACGAAGAGTTATTTACTCGACTTCTCTATTACGGCATAGCCCACCTACATCTTTCTATTGATGAGGTGTGGCTTATGCCCTTTGGTCTGCTTCTTGACCTTTGGGAGTGCCACAAACAGTTTAATGGTATTTCCAAGCCCAAGCGTGTGCTTTATATCGACGACATCATCCCGGATGGAATCTAACGAAAGGTGGTGGTTAAATGGCAGATAATTTCGGTCTAAAAATTGGACTTGAAGGCGAGAAGGCGTTTAAGAACTCCCTCGCTGAAATCAACCAGGCTTTCAAGGTTCTTGGCTCGGAGATGAAGCTCGTTGAGTCGGAATTTGACAAAAACGATAAGTCTGTCGAAGCACTCACCGCCCGTAACGAGGTTCTTGGCAAACAAATTGACGCACAAAAGGAAAAAATAGAAGTCCTTCGTGCAGCTCTCAAGAACGCAGCAGACTCCTTCGGTGAGAACGATAAACGAACCCAAGCTTGGCAAATACAACTTAATAACGCAGAAGCCGCCCTTAATGGCATGGAACGTGAGCTCAAGAGCAATGAGCAAGCAATCGACAATGCCGGAAAAGGTATGGATGAAGCGGGAGACGAGGCCGACGAGTTCGGCAAGGAAATCGATGATGCAGCCAAAGAAGCAGATGACGCGGGACCTTCCTTTGAGGGTCTTGGCACTGTTTGTAAAGCAACCGCTGCCACTATCGCAGCCGCCTTCGCTGCTGTTTCTGCCGCCGCTGTTGCTGCAGGCAAAGCTCTAGTAGATATGGCTACTGAGGGCGCGGCTTATGCAGATGATGTTCTTACAACCGCAACACAGACTGGTATCGCAACAGATAAACTCCAAGAGTATATGTACGCTGCAGAGCTTGTTGACGTATCCACAGAGACACTCACAAAGTCGATGGCCAAGAACATCAAGTCGATGGCTACCGTCACCGATGTTGCAGGTGAGGCGGCTGTGGATATGGAAAAGCTGGCAAAAGCCGAAGCCAAGGCAGTAACTGCACAGCTTAACCTTGAAAAGGCACAGATTGCCTACGATGAAGCGGTCAAGGCTAGTGGTGCTGCTGTAAGCAAAGCCTACTCTGCTGTCGAAGATGCAATGCTCGGTGTTGAATCCGCACAAATCTCTTACAACGCAGCAGTGGAAAAGAATGGTGCAGATTCCGAGCAAGCACAAAAGTCAGCCATCGCGTTGCAGAAGGCGCAAAACAAGCTCACAACCGCACAAGAAACCTACAACACCGCACTTGCAGAAAGCGGTGAGTCCTCTGCTAATGTAAGGAAGGCATCGATTGCTCTTGAGCAAGCACAAACAAACCTTGCCTCTGCCCAAGCGGATGTAGCCAGTGCTTCACAGCCTGTTGCCCCTTCCATGAACGAGATGACCGAGGCTTATCAAAAGCTCGGTGTTGCTGTTTATGATGCAGAAGGTAATATGCGTGACAGCGATACTGTGTATTGGGAAATCATAGATGCTCTCGGCAAGATGGAAAATGAGACCGAGCGCGATGCTATTGCAATGACTATACTCGGTAAATCCGTGCAAGAGCTTAACCCTCTTATTGAGGCGGGTGCTGAAAGAATGGCGGAGCTTGGCAAAGAGGCTCAAGAGGCGGGATATGTTCTCGGCGAAGATGCCCTCAATGCTTACGGAGCACTTGACGATCAGCTTCAGTACCTTTCTGTTGGCGCTACGGCCGCGAAAAACGCCCTAGGAACGATTTTGTTGCCTGTCTTGACCGAACTTGCGAGTGATGGCGTTGGCCTCCTTGGTGAGTTCACTAACGGCATCAACGACGCTCAAGGTGATATTGGAAAGATGGCTGACGTCATTGGAGATATTATCCCCAAGGTCATTGATGTCTTTATGGAGCACCTCCCTATGCTTCTCGACCTCATCGTTACGATGGTCACCTCCCTCGGTCAAGCAATCGTGGATAACCTCCCAATCATCATCGACTCGGCGTCGCAACTGGTCTTCACGATACTTGAAGCACTAATCTCTGCATTACCCCAGATTGCCGATGGTGCTTTACAGCTTGTTTTGGCTCTCGTTGACGGAATTCTTAATAACCTTCCGATGCTTTTGCAGACGGGGTTACAAGTTATTCTTACACTCGTTCAAGGAATCACAAAGGCTATTCCAAAGCTCATCCCATCCATTGTAAAAGTGGTGGTGGAACTTGTTGACACAATTATAGATAACCTTCCGTTATTCCTTGATGCCGCCTTACAACTAATTACGGCCTTGGCACAGGGCATTCTTGATGCCATTCCAATTCTCCTTGAGGCTCTCCCTCAGCTGATACACTCCTTGCTTGATTTTATTATCAGCGGTATTCCACAGATTATTGACGCGGGAATAAAACTGATCACCTCGATAATCGGTGCTTTGCCTACGATAATAAAAACCATTGTAGCGGCTATTCCGCAAATCATCAATGGGCTTATAAAAGCAATCACCAACGCAATACCGACTATTGTTAATGCGGGAATACAGCTTATAACCTCCCTCATAACTGCCCTTCCCGAAATCATCGAAACAATAGTGGCGGTTATCCCCGTCATCATTGATAATATCCTCACAGCGGTGCTTGGAGCAATCCCTCTTATTGTCGATGCTGGTATTCAGCTTATCACTTCCTTGATAGGTGCTCTCCCCACGATTATAGAAACGATTGTCGCAGCCATACCCGTAATTATTAACGGAATCCTTACTGCGGTAATTGGGGCTATTCCCCTACTCATCGAGGCGGGTGTTCAGCTTATAACATCCCTAATCGGTGCGTTGCCGACTATCGTGATCACCATCGTACAGGCTATCCCTGTTATCATTCAAGGTATTATTGAGGCCGTAATCGGTGCGATCCCCCTCATTATTGATGCGGGTCTTACGCTCATTACATCCCTTATCGGTGCATTGCCGGAAATCATCTTCACGATTGTTAACGCAATCCCCGAGATTATTGTCGGCATTATAGACGCCTTGCTATCGGCTATTCCTATGCTTATTGAAACAGGTATTACACTTCTTGTATCGCTCGTTGCAGAGTTGCCTAGGATTATTACAACCATAGCAGCATGCTTGCCTGACCTTATAAGCGGTATTGTCAACGGGCTCCTTGGTAGCATTGATAAGCTCGTTGAGGCGGGTGTTGACCTCTTCATGAGCCTCATAACAAACCTCCCCGCCATTATCCTTGAGCTTGTAAAGGCAATGCCTCAAATCATCACTTCCCTTGTCGGTGCATTAATGAATGGACTTGGTTCCTTCGTTGACGTTGGTGAGAACCTTGTAAAAGGCTTATGGGAAGGCATCCAGGGACTTGCAGATTGGCTTTGGGACCATGTATCAAGCTGGGCGGGTGACCTTTGGGATGGCATTTGCGACTTCTTCGGTATAGCCTCTCCCTCTAAGAAGATGGCTTGGATTGGTGACATGATGATGACCGGTCTTGCAGGAGGTATCGATGAAACCGCAGGTGAAGCAATAGATGCTGCGACTCATATGACCGATGATCTAAACTCGGTCTTCAATGACCTTTCCGCAGATTTGTCTACAACCTTGCCGAAGGACATCAACGTAAATGCCCACAGTGCGATATCTGATGGCACAAAGGGTGCGGGCGGTGGCTTTATACTTCAGCTTAGCATCCAAACCTTCAACAATTATTCGAGCGACGATATCACCGAGCTGACCAATGAAATCATGGCAACAGCAGGCGCATACGCTCAAAGAAAAGGAGTGGTATTTGCATGAATTATTTTATTTATAACGGTATCAATTCCAAAGATATGGGCGTTCGTATTAGCTCGAAAAACATCTTCTCCGCCCCCAAGTATGACCTCGCATTTCAGGCTATACCGGGGCGTGATGGAGACCTCATCTCCCCTAATGGCAGATTCCCTAATGTTATGGTCTCCTATACATGCTTTATCCCAGCTAAAAGCATCGCGGAGCTTGCTGCAAAGGTTACTGCTGTTAAGGGGTGGCTATATACCGAACCGGACCGATACCATACGCTCTCTGACAGCTATGATACCGACTTTTTCCGCAAGGCTGTCTTTAACAACAAGCTAGACATTTCCGATGAACTTAACCGAATTGGTGTGTTTACGGTAAACTTTACTTGTCATCCTATGCGTTTTTCAAGCGTTGGAACGAAAAAGTCTACTCATACTGCATCCTCGTTTTATCTCACCAACCCATACAAGTTCTCGTCCAAGCCTTATATAAAAATAACCGGCAGTGGTGCGGGAACTCTTACAATCCAATCTACTTCTACAAACAAAACATGGAACTTTAAGTCCATCAGCGGTTACATAGAGTGCGACTCGGAACTTATGAATTTCTATAAAGCAACCGAGCTAAAAAACAACACTGTAACAGGCAATGGATTTCCTCTTTTGGCCCCCGGCAAAAACACCTTTGCTTTTAGTGGAGGTATCACCAAAGTAGAAGTAATTCCAAGGTGGTGTGCGTTATGATTCCAATTCTTTATGGTGCAGCCGAAACCGACTTCTCTACTTACGGAATAGGCACTCTTACCGATGCCCTTTCTTGCCAAGTGACCGAGGAAAGAAATGGCGCTTACGAGTGTGTGATGACCTATCCTGTGACGGGTCATCTGTACTCGGAGATCCAAAAGGAACGCTTGATAAAAGCTAAGCCCAACGACATCTCAAGCCCCCAGGCGTTTCGCATTTATCGTATTACGAAGCCCCTCAATGGT